TCAAAGGGTCGAATACACGTTGTCTATTACTTGCATTCATTGATGACAATCCTAACTGTCTGTGTGGTAAAGGCTCTTCGACTATACCTTTTTGTGGACCAGTTGGACCAGTTCTCAGAACTAAGTTTGCAAGATGTTGTTGATCTTTACTACACATAGTTCTAACCAACCATATTTGATCTTTGTCTATTCTTGTTACCAGCATTCTGGGCTCTAAGAGAATCTCTATTACCGTATTGTATATTTGCTAAAGCAATTTCATGATCCATTCTACGTTGAGATAATAAATCCTCTCTTGCGTAATCTTTTTCTTTTTGCTCTGCTTTCTCCTGTTTCTCAATTTTATCCATATTTTGCCAAAGAGGAGAAAAAGGAGGCATCTTAGTTAAATCTGCACACATGATTTTATATTTATATTATGTTGGAGGTGTGATACCTGATTCAGGTGCTGAAGGTATAGACCCTGGGGTAAGAGCACCAAACTCTTTCATACCTCTTCTAATTTTAGCGATTTGTAACGCTGTCCTTTTTTTACCAGAGACTAATTCGTCTTCACCTAATTCTTCTTTGATCTGTTCGGGTCTTGGAACATCTCTAGGTGGTGCTGGTGTTCTTAAAGGAGGTGGCGGATTAATTGGAGGTGGTGGATCTGGTTGTTTCGGTCCTTTGAAACACATTATACTTCTTCCTCGGTAAGGTGTTTTATATATTCTACCACGCTAGCTTGACCAGCACGGTACATGATTGATTCTACTGGTTCCTTGGGATGGACAGGATTCCATTTGAAATTGTCCTCCACCTTCTTAAGTAATTCATCAACTCTTTCGTTGTGAAGCTTAAGCGTATTTAGGGAGATTGACATTGCTATGCTCGAAAAAAGCTGGCATACGGGCTCGCTGTGTGTCAGAAAACTGTGGTGCTTTCCCTTCATACATTAAGCGATCGCTTGCATCCAGCCAAAAATTTTTGTCCAAATATTTATCGGTAGTATTTATACCTAGGGGTTGGAATACCCAGTTAATGGTGGCCTTCCTAAGTTTATCCAGAGATTGACTAGGAGTAAGACCCATATCAGCACATACGAGGCTATTAGTGGCCACGTGTATTTGTTCGTCTCTGGAAATATCAGCTGATACCGTTCTGAGACCAGCATCCCCACAAAACCTAAAAAAAGGCAGAAGTACAAAGAATATAGCACGTTCAGCTACCAATGCTTTAGTTATGGTGTGGTCGGGGTGTTGTTCCCATGCTGATCGAAGTCGTAAGGCTTCAGCCTCAGCGGTAGGGTCAACCCCAATTGAATTAGCAATATACCCAAGAGCAAGGTCATGGTTTTCTTCGTCCTTTACGTTTGATTCTAATAGTGCTCTAGCACTGTCGGGAACGTCTTTTTCAAGACCCTCCTGAATGAAGGCACCAACTGGTAACTCCATATGACGTATTGCGAGAGCACGGTAGATGGTTTCTTCGGCTCCATGTTTCAATTGTCCGGCGGTGGTTTGTACGGGAGACCACTTGCGTTTCCTCCCGAGTAGTTTTTCATAAGGATCTTTCTTCATTATTCTTGACAATCACAGGTTACGGGCTCGTTTCCGAGTATATCCTGTAAGTAATCGTCAACGTCACTCTGATCTAATGCTGCATACGCATCGGTCTTATCTTGCACGTCACCCATTACTTGCAGGGAGTAGTAAAGGGAGGTCTGGGGTGAATCTAACCACTCTTCCACGAACGCATTGTCGTATTCTATAACATCACTCCATGAGTTAAAGCTATAGCCGTGAAGAAGTCCCGTTTTATCTAACATCGTCACGATGCCGTCTGCTACACGCTTATATGCGTCCCAGCCGACTTCGCTGGCAATTTCTACGTTGCCATAATCGTAGTGCTGTACACCAAATGTACCACTATCTCTATCTACACTCCTAGCTATAGAAGGTGCTATCTCCGGCGTACATGTGTACCCATCTAAATCTTTACTCTTATATGAGCATGAAGCAGTAGGCGCAATAGCAAACGCACGCTCCATATTATTATCTCTAGCTATATTAGATGCTAACTGGATACCCTTGTAGAGCTCAGCAGCAATAGCACCAGCTGTACCAGTAGGAGGCTCACCAGAATTGACATTATCTAGTGCCTCTCCAAATTGTTTGTAAGTAACATGGTATCTTCTTAAGAGATTCGAGAGTCCAAGGAGTCCAAGTCCGACCTGCCTGTCGGTATCACTCGGCAAATATTCTCCAGTTGCTCCAACGTTTGTCCTACCATGGAGGCTGCACAGTTCGGACATACCAATACGGAAAGCCTCTTGGAGTGATCCGACTTCACAGGCACCGAGATTGACATGCTGTAACAAGCATGTGCCACGTGAGGGCAGGTAAACTTCAAGGCAGACGTTACCGAAAATGCGTTTCCCATCTTTTCCATATTTTATTTTGTTAAGCCAGATGTCGCCGGATTTAATCCCGAGGAGGATGGCATCTTTTGTTTGATTATCTGTGTTTTTCCACCTTCCCGTATCAAGATCGACCGTCCTTTTGATCCAAGGGAGTTCAGCTCTAGGAGTGCGCACGAACTCAAGGATATCGGGATGATCAATATCCAAGTGAGCCACGACAGCGCCGTTCTTATAGACGCCACCTCTTCTAAGTGTTTCATTTAATGTTGAGTAGATTTTTGCAAATGATACAGGACCACTAGCTGTAAGTCCTTTACCGTTCTCATTACCACGTTCCCGTAGCTTAGATAGGTGTACAGCACACCCTGCCCCATGCCTCAATGCATGAGATACAAATCTCCAGCTTGCCTCGATGCCTTCTGAGCCCTCCATAGAGTCCTCAACGACAAACACAGTACAGCTCACTGGAAGTCTTGATTCTGGGTTATCCAACCATGATTGGACCCGACCAGTGCGGGAGATAAGTTCTGCCTTCATTTCAAATAATATCAGATAGATCTGGTGGTTGATAATTCGGTCCTTTTAAGACCTTTCCATCTTCTCGGTATATTGGTTTACCGTCCTCACCGAGTTTGGACATATTACTTTTATGCACTCTATCTAGTGCTTCATCTAAGAACCATCCCATGTTCTCAGCATATTGGTAGCATACATAGACTAGATCAGCTAATTCCTTTAGTGTAGCCTCTTTAGGAGGACTACCAGCTCTGAACATATCACCATCAGCTTCAATGAATTCTTTAAATTCTTCAACAATCAGATTTTTCTGATATGAACGTTTCTCTCTGGAAATCTGGTTTCGGATCCCGTATCTGGATCGGAATTCCTTCGCCTGCTCGGATAGAAAGGTTTTCTGCATGTTCTAGTTCGTTTTCTAGGTAGTGGATTGCTTTTTCTAAGTCTTGTATCTTGCTATCTTTATAACCTGCTCTGCAGATATACTTGATAGCATTACCGAGGTGGAAGTTTAGTTCTTGTTCTCTAATAAAATTCCAAACATCGGTAGAACCTCGTTGGTAGTAGGTGGGACCTTTGGCCATTTTTCTATTAAATTTTTAATTGAATTACCCATGACAAAATTTTGTTGTTGCATGGCTAGGAATACAGTGACGATATCTTTCATATCAACCTCGCCACTGTTTAATCGAATCTCAAGTTGCCTTAGCTTTAGATCCTGCTCCATAGTTAACTCTGTAACTGGAGGAGGGGGACCATAGTTTAGGTTCTTTTCTGTCAAAGTCATAATCATCAGCTGTTAAAATTCTAGCAAGTCTAGCATTTACTAAAGCATCTTCTTCAGTTAAATCTTTTTCTTTGAATGCTTCAACTACTGCCTTCCATGTGTATCCCTTCTCTTTGAAGAGAGCTTCTGCTCGTTTGACTCCAATTCCAGGGACTCCACCATATCCGTCAGTTTGATCTCCAGAAATAGATTGAATAAGGTGCCAAGCTGCTCCTGCTTCCTTGTCGAT